ATATATAATTTTTATTTTGAGAAAAACTCAATAAAACATCTTGTTCAACTGCACTTCTCTTACCACCTTTTTGGCACGGAGCTAACACTGCTGTTATGGATGCTGCACTTTGTCCTGACTCAATAATAGAATTAACATCAAAATCTTTATTAAATGCAGCATTATCACAAAGATAATTACTAGCCATACCACTCAATTGATTGGTGATATCTTCAAGAACTTCCTCTCCAGTTTCCCCTAATGTTCTTTTAAGATGTGTTTTAAGACTAGGTAGGATTGCTTTACTCAACATACCCATTGCTTCAGGGCGAGTTAAATTACCTTTAGACCACTCCTTTAATATAAGTTTAGTAGAAGGTTTTAAAGCGTCATAGAAATTTTTAGAATCAGGTACTAATTGATTGATTCTTGCAAGAAGCATTGAAGTAAATAAACCCCATGCCGCAGCCTCATCATCATCCAATCCATTAGCTTTAGCTTGATCAGTTTGATCTGAAAGCATAAGTAAAGTTGTTAATGCAGGACCACCTACAAGTCCTGAAGCAGCATATGCTCCTAAATTACTAATTCCTGCTGTAGTATTCAACCAAAACTTTTGCATACCTGTAAGCCCTGTCATGTCTTGAGGCTGATAGGCGTTCATATCCTTAATCATCTCATCGATATATGCAGACCATTGGTCAAACAATTGAGTCTCGTCTCCTAAAGCATCAGCAAGGATATCAGGCACTTTACCAATTTTAATAAGAGTCGAAACTCCAGGGATGAATAAATTCGTTCCTCCATATAATACTGTGTAAAAAAGAGACGTGAAAAAGTCTTCTGACTTCATTCTCTCCTCAGCTATCTTTTGATTTCTTTTATCGTTCTCATCCTCCTCTTTAAGGTCCTCCATCGCATTCTTTTGATAGAATGAAGTTTGCGTATTCTGAAGATTACCTAATTTCTGACCAAGGCGAGTTAATTCATTAATATTTTCTGGAGTAGCTCCTGTACTTTCAGCTGCACTTGCTATCTGATCTTTAGCTAGATTTATTTTAAGAATAGCATCACTCAACTTCACTTGATCGCTTTGCTTAATCTTAGCAGATGGATTGATATTGCCATTCTCATCTAATGCACCAATAGACTTAAGAACCTCAAATTCTTTAGCGACTTGCTCTAAAGGTTTTTGAGTTAATTTCTGATATGTAGTTGTGTCAACTGTATTAGAAAGAGTCTGATACTTAGTCTGCAAATAACGCATTGTAGTATTTACAGCTTGACTCCGAATATTCATGATAACACGCTTATCCGCATCATTTAACTCCTTAACAGGCATGGTTTGGAAACCACCAGTCTTTCTCTTGTAAAACGCATAGGTAGAGAGCATATCAGCAGCCTCTTTCTCATGACCTTTATTTCTTAAATATGTAGCGTAGTCATTAATATTTTGCTCATAAACATTCAAGAGTGCCTGATTTAAGCTCTCTTTCTGCTTATACAACTTCATCTTTTCATCATAAGACATATTAGGTTGAGCAGATATAATCTTGTCGATATTATCCAACTCTGTTTGTATGTCATATGGAGTTCTTATCTGAGTGCTGTAAGCATCTTTATAACCATTCTCATGTAAGTCTTTAAAGTCGGCAAAAGCTTCTTTATTATTTATTGTTTCTAAAGAAAACTCTAAATTACTAGCAGCTCCATTTATTGGCCAAAATTTATAATCCTTATACTGCTCATGCTTAATTTTATTAAGAGGATTATTTTTAAATTCACTTACATATATTTTACTTGGCTTACCTGTTAATACTGTCTTACTATATTCTGCTAGAGAATTAGCTTCTTTTTCTGATTCAGCATCCCATTGTTTCATAAATGATTCAGCCATCTTTTTCCCTGCGCGATGTCCTTCTATCTCATAGAAATCATTAATGTCTGTAGTATCAGGAAATTCATAAGCCCCTGTTTCAGGGTTTATTTTGAAAAACTCAATATTTTTCTTTTTTCTTTTTTCTTCTTCNNTGCATCATACTGCTGTTCTGTTTGCCAAGGTCTGTCTACATTTTTATTGATAATATTATTCCATAGGTTCTCAGCAGCTCCAAAGAGGTTGTCAAGTTTTAATTTGTTTAACGGGCTATTAGAGATACGAGTTGGTCTCTCTTGATTATCTCCACTGATGATAGTAGACTCTATAAGAGGCTCAGTTGTAAAACCACCAAAAGCACGGTCAGCAACCTCTTGTGCAGCTGGATTACCTGCCGTCTCTAAATAGTTTTGAAAACCTTGTTTATTTCCTTCTTTTTGAAGTTGAATAAGGTCCTTAAACGCCTCTGAATTTTTTAGCTGAACAGTGTATGGGTTAGTCGCAATGATCTCTGAGTACTTATCACTTCTCTTGTCCATAGAGACAACCCTATCTCCATCAGACACGTAGACAACATCACTTGCAGAACTTGGAGAATAGGTTATAATAGCTTTATTAGCATCTGTTCCTCTCTTCTTCTTCTTGAGAGCTGTACCTGCAACAGTATTAGCATCTGATACAATCTTACTTACTTTGTTCGCATCTGGCTCTTGCTCAGAAATAACACTACCTACTACAGTAGTTTTATCTAAGTTGTTAACATCCGCATTTGGAGTTTGAGCTGCCTGTGTTTCTAATACCTGCTCTTCAATTGGTTTCTCAGGAGCAACAAGCTCTGGAGTCTCAGGCATTTCAGGAGCCTCAGGAGGAGCCTGTAAATCAACAACAGGCATATCAGGCTTCTGATTTACCTCTTTTCTTTTCTTATATATAATCTGACCAGTAGTCTTATTGAACCAATGCGTCCCACGATCCTCATATCCTTGCTTGATAAATGCCTCATCAGCGCCTAATTCACGACCTGTCTCTGGATCTACATTAACACCNNTGATGTCTTTTCCAAACTTGGTCATGACCTCATCTAAACGGTTTAAGAAATTAGGATCTTTTAGTTTTAAATTAAAGGTTTCATAGTCGTCTTTAATATTAACAAAAGGATTACCTTTTAACTCATCGTATAGATCTTTTGTGCTAGCCATTATTAGGAATATTTTTTATAGTTCAACAAAGATAATAAGAAAACTCTATGTTTTACAGCTTATGGAAAATCTGTAACCAAACCAGTTTTTCTATTAAATATATTATTTACTGAAGTCCAAGGATCACTCATAGCAGCAGATCCTAATGTGCCTTTTGGAGTAGCTTCGTCAAAAGTAATTAACAACTGTTTAGCGTTTTGCTTAGAGTTGTTTGTTACGTCAGTTTGACTACCATAAGCATCTTTAGATTTAGGATATATCAAAACCTTTACAGTAGAACCTGATCCTGGATCAATGGCTGCCCATCCGTTTCCATCTTGGTCCCATATAATATTACTTGGTCTACCAACAACCTCTTTGTTATCTACAGTGTAATATTTACCTTGGTCTGGTTTCCAAGTTTTATCTCTTGATTGCTTATCTGTCCAAACCCAATCTAATTGAATTTTAGAGTGCGGATTATCCTTATCTTCAAATCTCCAAAGGTCTTCAAGTTTAACATAGTTCTGCCCAGCACGGTTTTCTACTGTAGCTCCAGTCTTTGCAATAGCATCATCACTAACATCTATTGGCATCATTATTACCCCACCCACATTTTCAGGAACTCCTATTTTGTTAAATTGATAACCAACATTACCAGGACCTGAAATAGCTGTGTTACCCGTATTTGTTTGATTAGCACCTGCCGCATTATTAACATTAATTACCATGCTTCCTTTAGCTTGAACACCAACATTAGCACGTAAAGCAACTTGAGTTCTTATCTTATCCGCAAGATATTCATCGTATGTGCTGTAATTAGCAAACTCGGGATCATCTATCCCATTTTCTTTTTTAAAGTCAAACAATTTCTCTTCTAATTGAGCCTCTTGAGAGCTTTTTATTGTTTGAAGAATAGGCTCCAACTTATCATCTGGAATTTCTTTTTTCAAATCGATCTGCTTCATATTTAAAGCAGCAGTTTTTATTGCCGTTATTTCTGTATCTAACGGAACACTATTAACTACAGTAGCCACTGCTTTTCTATTATCAGGAGCTTTAGCGAGAAGATCTTTATTCTCTCTGTAAGAAGTAACAACCTTGGCTACATCTTCAGGTACTTTAGCTTCACCTATTTGTTTAACATAGAAATTATAAGCATCATTGTCAGCACCTTTAATAGATTTTATTTCTCTCATATCCTGCTCATAACCCTGCATCTCGTTAGAGAATTTATTGAGGCCAGCAATCTCTTCAGCAAATGCCGATCCCTCTGGGGTAGTCGCATCCCAAATTGGAATACCTGCTGCGGCCATCTTACTATATGTATCACGGATTTGATTTGCTTTATTCTCAATAGTGTTGTTTAAAACAGTTTCTTCAGTCCATGTTGGTTTTACAGCGAGAGCAGCATCATTCTTTGTCTTTAAATCCTTTTTAGCCTGTATGCCTGCCTTTAAAGCAGCAGCTTTGTTAGCAGCCTCAGCGTCTATTTTACCACCAAAGTCAACAGGTTGATATACGTAGGGACTCGGTATTCTAGCGTTTGTTTCTAAAGCCATTATTAGAAATATTGAGGGTAAGATGTTTTATATAATTTGTATGTTGCATCATCTGGAGATAATCCAGCTACAGCGGCCTTAACAGCATCTGCACTAAGATTTAAACTTCTAAGACTTACTGCCTGTGAGGTCAAGTCACCTACAGAATTAGCGGCAATAGAAGATCCAATAGTATCAAAACCTGAGGCTATACCACCTCCGATGTTTTGAGTTCCTGCTCCTTGTAGTTGTAGTATTTGTTCTCTTTGTTGAAGATATGGAGATAGTTTATTTGTTTCATAAGCCTTATCTGCGTATCCCTGAAGCCCACCAACACCCTGCAAATAGTTTTGGAGAAGACCTTGCTTCATCATAGCACCCTGACCAATAATATCTGCGTATGATTGATTAGCGTTAGCATTAACACCAACTAAAGCACCAAGACCTGCCGCACCTGAAGGGGCCATGTTCTGAATGTTTTGAGTAGTGTTTGCCACGTTCTGATTAACGCCCTGTAACTGTTGAGTAACACCAGGCATCTCGCCTTGAGCAAGGTTTAACTGTCCTGCAACTCCTCTTTTAGCGTAGTCAAAATCATACGTAGGCTGAGGACCAAGTTTCTTCTGAAGATCCTTAGCTTGCTTTTGTTGATATAGACCATAGCCTATCTGGCCTGCCGCTTGTATTGCTCCTAATGCTGCTAAACTGATCATGTCAATATAAATTTAAAGTTCAAATATACAAAAAAATTACTGTATTATTGGTTCTGATGCTGCGAAGTTAACACCTACATTCATAAGTATCTTCTTTACAGACGTATCGGAGTTTGTTAAAACGTGTTTCAAGACATAACCTCTAAGCTCTCTACCATTCATTCTCGCTTCTAATGGAGAGGTAAATGCAGGATCTTGTAAGTCTCTAAAATAACGAGAGACATAATATCCTTCTTGGTTTTTTAGAACCGCCTGAGGAATATCACTCACCATTCCATTAGGATAAGTTTGATTTCCTGGAACAGATACCTCAACATAGAACGGATAATTAGCTTGTTGTAAATGAGTGTAAAATCTTTTAACAACTGTAGGGTTATCGTTGAAAACAAAATATAATTGTTGTGTCCTCGGAGTGCCTAAGAATGTTAATTCTCCACCGTAATTTTCTTCAAACAACTCTCCAAAATCAAATATATTTCCACCACCTGTAGAATAAGCTCTGCTACCTAGTTGAGTTGCAAATGAAACACCATGATTAAGACGAGTAATCCATCTGTTTCTTTCATATGAGTATGATAGCCCTTCTCCTGCGCTTTCAACAAAAGAATCGTAATAATACAAAAATACATCTTTACAATTTTCCGTAACAAAACCTGGCACTATAGGTATTTGTATTTCAGTTTCATTTGATCCCGATAAATATCTATCACTACCTGTTATAAAAGAACCGTTATTCTCCTCATTAGGTGAACCTTCAATAAATATTTGCATTCCTGGCGCAAAAGTTCCTGTGTAATTACCTGTTATGAAAATAAGATTTGGAGCAGCAAAACGAGCAATAGGTATTTCGTTTCTATCTGGTATATTACTAGACACCTTATCACTTACATAAAAAGTGTACTCATTATTATTACGATTAATATGAGACCAAATGTTGGCATTATTATATCCTCCATAAACATTATTCACTCTTGCCGTAAGGTCACGAACTCCTTTAGAGAATTTCTTATCTTGCTCACAAATATTTACAATACCGCCTGTAGTAACAACTCCAAATGCTGAATTGTAATAGTCGTAGAAGAACACTGTATTCTCTACACGAGAAATAGAACCTGAGTGTATAGATCCATAGTCATCATCATGAGGACGTACACCTGCAAATGTCTTATCAGAAAGAATGACATTATTAGTTCCGTCTCCATTAAGAGCAAATGCCTTTTGAACATATATTGAGGTGATCTTTCTGTCTTGGAAAGCTTTTAATACATCTCCTAACTGAATCAATTTATTAATGCCTCCATGCTCCTCTTTTAAGGCTACGTTATTAAAGAACTCAACGCGGCTTAATCCATTAACCTGAGTGTTATCAATAAAGGCATTAGTGTGGTATACAGACGATTTTAACAATTGTCTCTTGGCAAATGGAGAGTATAACGCTATGCGACCTTTGTTATTCCAATTGGAAATATAGTAGTCAGAGTAGTGAGGATCTTCGCAAAACCAAGCTCCTAAATTATCATTAGCATCTCCTATATTATCTAAATCACCAGTATAAGCATAACCTGTTGACATGATTCTTTGACGAATATAAACATCTCCGCAATCAAGATTCAACTCAGCATTAGTTATATTTAATACTTGGTTTATATTACCACCATGTACACGATTTGCTTTGTGAGGATTTAACACAGGGAACTCTATTCCTGTTTCAAACCAAGGATCATTTTCACTTTGTTTTTTAGGAGTGTATATTTCTATTTGAAAACCTCCACTTACTAAAGATCTATTTGGATTAGTGCCAGTGTACTGTAAATAATTTCCTAACAAATTAGAATCAAAATAATTTACCGTAATCATTTCTTCTCCATTAGGACCTCCTGCTGGATCGTAAAGCATTACGTTTAATTCTTGTATTTTATTAATATTATCCGTAACATATTCAGGATAATAATTGTAGTCACTATAATCAACAAATCCATTTAATACATTAATTTGCAAACCTGTTATGTCAACTGTTGCCGTTGGTGAATATGTTGGACCTGAAGGTAATAATGAAACGAAAATATAAAATTGAATTTGATCTCCTGCATTTAATAATATACTATTTGAATAATTATTCAATGAAAATGTTAATGGAGAATTTGGGAATCCAAATCCATTAGGATATCCTATGTTATTAAAAGATCCTCCATTTATAGTATAACGAACAATTAAATCAACCGAATTAGGATCCGCAAATCCATCTTCCCAAGATAGTCGTATATCTCCTAAAACACTCATATTATATAACCCTGTTGACGGAACTGTATAAACACCTGTTGTTGGATTAAAGTCAGATCCAGGATCAAATACTTCAGTAAGATAAGTAGCTAAATCAAAATTGTATGAGGAAGAAGTGTATAGACTAGTTGTAATTTCATTATTTCCAATTGTTCGAAGAACATCTTTATTCTCTTCTTCAAATAAAGCTCTTTTTCTAACAAATCTTACTAAATCGCCTTTTGATGGCGTTTGATTTATTGTGGCACCTATATACTGACTTCCTGAATCAGATTTGTAATAATCTTCTAAAGTTAAAGAAATTGTATTATCAGGATTGTATATGATTGATTTTACAGATCTTTGTTGAAAATTAGCAATATTAGTTGAAGGCTTATATAATATTTGATAATTTGTTGCCCATACTGGCGGTTGAAAATCGCTAGCAATTTCCAATAACATTTTAGTATAATAAGGCTGTCTATTAAACCCTAAATTATTATTTAGATTGTTATTTGAAAGATCTGTATTAAAAGGATTATAAACTTCTCCAGCAGGTATCAATATAGCAGTTCCGTCTCTATTTGCCCTGTCGTAATATTGAATAGCAAACTCATGAGTGGCCCCAGTTTTAAATGTCCTTACGGCTTTATTATTACGTAATACAGTTATTTTTGAAAAGTAAGAGTTAGTATTAGATGTGTCTAATTGTTGTTCTGTTTGATTGAACCATGTTTTTGAAGTCATCTGAAGAGTGTCCCATGAAATAATATTACTTCCAATAGTTATTGTTCCAGCAGGGACTGTTAAAGCATTTACTCCATTTTCTCCTAAAAATTCAATTAACAATTCATTCAACCTAGCTATTTTGAGTAAGTCTGTAGTGTAAATTGTTCCATCAATTTCAGGGACTACAAATGTCAAAGCCGTATCAGGGATAACTGTATTATTTAATGTAGAATCTAAATCTTTTAACTGAATAATAATTGTATCGCCAGGTTCAAATCTATATTTAACAAATTCATCTCCTCCATAATTACACAAGCTGATAACTTGAGATCTATATCCAACTGATATAAACACATTCATAAAATCAGCTAATGGAGCTGTAAATGCCGTATTATCAATTTCATATCTGTCAATGGTAAATTGGAAATCGCTATTAGTTACTTCTATCTTATCATAACCTTCAACATAATTAGCTATTGCAAACTGATTAGATGGCAAATATTCAATTGCTTTTGCAACTTGAGGTATTAGGTCGTAGTTTCTTTCAAAGTTGCTTATTGCAGGTCCTGACGTCTCGTTTTTAAATGTAATGGTTTCCGTGGTATTATCAGCCCACCCTTCTTCTAATTTATCGTACTCTTTGTATAAGAAAAACTCGCCTGTATTCCCAATACGATACGCCACTCGAATAAGGCGAGCTATAGATGATCCCGTATTCAAAGACACGTTAATGCTGTTATCTACGGATGGATCAATATTTACCGTTTGAGAGATATACTCTCCACTTGGAGGCAGTGCCATGATTGATATCGGAGACCATGCGGACTCCTCATTATCATCGTAAATATATTGATAACGGAATTGAAACAACTTATTCTTTAAGTTATTGGCAGTCTCTGTAGTGTCTGTAAAGTATACAGGATCAGGAGAGAATAAAGGAGGATGTTTAATCCAGTCTAAATTATCAAATGTTATTTCTGAATATCCATTAGGATCTGTCCCACCTGACTCAGTATAAAGAATAGCCTTCTCAATGTTTATCTTACGCGGAGGATTAAAATCGTTATCCTCATAAGAGTTGAAATAATTATCTGTCCAATACAGCAAGTTATTAACAACTGCTGCATGATAAATAGGATAATCTAATTTGAAATTAAGAACAGAACTCTCAAGTATTTTTGTGTAAGTTAAATCTTGAGTGCTGTATCTCCAAATTGTGTGATTATTAAAATCATTCCACACAAATAAAATCAAGTTACCACTTGTACTTGCCTCTTTCCCCTCAGTATCTTCACAAGCTCCAATAACGATATTAATACCACTTGGCAGATTGCTATTGGTTCTTAATAGGTTTCCTGTCATTGACTGTAAAGCCCCCTCATCAGAGGTATTAATCCCATAGTTTCTAGAGTATAAAGCATCTCTAAAATCTGTATTTGGGATTAAGCGATCCTCATCATCGGTGTTTATACCTCCGTAAAAAAAGTTTGACTGTGAGTACATATTTTATCGTAGTTTTAATCCAGGAGCTGAGTAGTATGCGTCAAGTAATTCATCAATAGTATTACCTTGAGACATCGCTGCATCTGCCATGGATTCAGTATAAATTCTCTCTCTGTTCTGAGCATTCACAGGATATTTCTGTGGCTCAAACTCTGCTAATTGCCAAATGATATAATTTCTCATTGGCTCAATATAGTAGTGAGGGACAAGAGTCTGAGAGTTAATATCAGCACCTGTGCTTAAATACTCTAAAACAATCTTACCACCTCGGATATCATTACTTAATTGTATAAAAGTATTTGTTGGATCTACTCTGTAGTAAGCTTGGTTAAAACCACCACCTGCTGCAAAAAGAGCTGGGAAGTAAACCCCGTTCCATGAGTGGTCAATAAAGTACACCCCTGTTTGAATATCTGTAGCACTCGCTTGAGGAATACTATCGCAAGCCTGCATATCTGTAGGGAGAGACATATTTGGATCCAATCCCAATGTCCACAAACGCCCACCGTAATCAAGAGCGATCTTTGTGTATCGCATGATGTCAGGAGGAAGGGCAACTTGATTAACCGAGTTAATATCTAAGTGTGCAACCTTAAGGCAAGGGAACGCTGTAGTTCCTCTAACAACTTCACTCATCCATTCTATACCGATCTGCTCTAAACGAGGGATCTCAGTAGTTTGTCCCTTCACACGGTTAAGAGCTGATTGAATTACGTATTCTATATTTTTTACAGGAGTACCTTCCATTATTGAGCGTAATTAGTTTGTTTAGGAGTATTGTCTTCACTTGAGTTATTGATAACTTCTTCAGGGCGAGTATCAGTAGCTCTTACTAATTCAATAACACGAGTTAAAATAGCAGAGATAGAACTAGGCATTACTGCCTCCTCGTTATCATCCATGTCCAAAAAGTTAGGAACCATGTAAACTGTAGTTGTATCAAAGTTTGGGTTGCACGTCCAGATCAATTTTTTGCCCCGAACATAGAACTCAGGCTTCGACATATTCTTAATTCTACTTAAGAATAAATTTTGGTCATCACTTTGACGAGAGTAATAAGTATTACCGCAAGAATCTGTAGCATACTTAACGCTCATTGGACCGTATGCAGGAGCTGCAGTAAGCATACTAATATACTTCCCGTTCTCACACGTTACAGCTAAATCGTATGGCAATACCATTGTGCCGAGTACTGAGTTGTCAGCTGTTGCAGCCTCTTGATATACAATGGCAACAAGAGCAGACACTGTCTGATACTTGTAACGCCCCATAATATCATTAGGAACATCACCACTAGCTAAACGCTCTTGTATTAAATCTATCAGGTCTCTCTTAGTCATTATGGTTTACCTTTTTCAATTTCTATAGTCTGTAAGCTAGTTAAATCTTTAAGATTAATAGCAAAGAATTTATACATTACATTGATAAAATCAGGATGAACATCTTCTGTCCATTCTAATTCAACACTCTCACTTGGATCTCCAGCAGTAAAACCAGGTCTTACTGTTGTCCCTGGAATAGATCCGTGATCAGTTCCTGGAGGAAGATATACAGGAAGAAATGTTGTATCGCTAAAATCGTAATCGTAATTAGGAGTTAATGGCATTCTAATGTAAGTAAAACTAATATCATTAATTCCTTTAGGTCTAACTAACAATTTTTCGTTTTGGATTGTAGCAATTGGTCTACTTAATGTTGGAGAGTAAAGAGAAGTGCTAAGACGATATGAGAACTCTTTGTTACTTAACATCTCAATATGCCTGTAAACTTCCGTAGATCCTGTTACATTATTAGTGTAATCCATACGACTACTCTGAACATATCTTACATAATCTGAAGGAAGAACTGCATAGCCATATTCATCTAAATAAATTGGTGATGAGTTGCTATCCCCAAGAGTAACAACAAAAGGACGTAGGTTATCAATCATTTCCTCATCTTGTTCTAAAACAGAAAGAAAATCATTAAGCTTTTCTATATTAGAATAACTTAAAGCTTTATTAAAGCTATCAGGAGTAACTACGTTTCCATAGGCATCCTTACCAAGCTTTAAATAAAGTTGTTCGTATATTACGTCTAGTGTCATATTTTATTAGTTATAAACTCTAATTTCAATTGGAATATTGCTGCCCAACCCATCAACTAAATTACCGCCTTCATCAAGAGAGTACAATAGAATAGAGTTAACGGATTGTAAAGAATATTTAACGAACCAAACATTTCCATTATTTATATCATAAGGACCAACTAAAACAAAAGTTTTATTTAATGTAAAAGCATTTGATAAAGTCGCTTGGTAAAATCCTTCAGCCACTCTTGTCCATACAATAGATCCTATATTGTTTTCAAGTATTTCAGCAGTAGGAGCATTATTAGCAACAGTTGAAAGCAAAGCAGTATAAACTTTATATGTAGGTTGAAGTGCTTCAACATCTTCTTGTAAAGTATCAATATTACCTTGTATAGTAGTAATATTATTTTGTATAATTGTTACATCACCTTGAATATCTTCAATTGCATTCCAGATATCAGTATCTTCATCCTGCAACTGAGTTATATCCTGTTTAATATTAGTTATATCACTTTGAATTTGCTCTAGTACAGACTGTGTTGTAGATCCAGGAGTATTAATCCAACGTGGAGTGTTATCATCTCCGCATGAATCACATGAGCAAGAAGATCCGCAAGAACCTGAGCAAGATCCAGAAGAACAACTACAAGTAGATGTGCCACTAACTAGCTCATTCATTAAGTTTAAATACTCATTAGCCTTAGCTGTGTTACCACAAGCTCTCTCCATTTGATATTGAGAGTAGTAGGCATTAATCAAAGTCAATTGCTTCGCATAACGAGGAGTAGCAACACCACAAGCAACATCAGAATTAAATGCTTGAGTCATGCCGTCAATACATCCATTAATTGAACATAATTGACCTACACAAGCTACATTGTGATTTAATGTTTTCTTTAATTGATATTCAATAACTAAATTATCTTCTTGAGTATACAACAATTGAACATCCATGATAGCTGTCCACATTCCTGTAGCGAGAGTGTCTACAGTTAATGCATAGCTTCCTGTAGTAATAGGATCTTGTTCTACCTGAACAGGATTAACAGCAGGTGTTGGATTAACTAAACCATCTGGATAATATAAAGATATTGTACGAGAAAGGATCTCAGGACTTTTTGCTGTTCCTGAATTATCTCCGTAATAGGTGCTATCTGTAGCTGTAATTAATCCTGTTGGATAATAATCGCAATTATGCTCTACTGCAAAACAAGAGGTTAAAGTATCAGCACCTAAATAAGTGAAAGATACAGATGTGTAAGTCTCAGGATCATTAGGATTAATAACCTCAGTTCCGTATTTTAAAGTATATGTTCCATATACAATATTGCTTGACGTATCAAGAGGTAAATTAAAATAAATCGACTGCGTATCATCATCAATCAATTCATTTCCTATTGAATTTTTTGTAACGAAAGCAACACCTGATGGCCCTGTGATAATACCATACAGATTTTGAGAAACGTCCTGATCAACCTTTACCTTTTTAGTGGTTATGTTAAAGTGTAATGTAGTAGCCATTTTTTTATTACGAATTATACCACGAAGATAAAAAAAAATAGGGTACAAACTGTACCCCATTTCAGATTTTTATAAAATATTCTTAGCTAATAGCCTTCTTAACAAGGTTTAAGGCTTTTTTGTCCTTAGAAAGGAAGTCTGCCAGTCCTTGCTTGTCATCTACAGGAAGATCTGCAAGAGTTACCTCTTTGCCATTTGAAATAAGAATTGTCTGCGTTCCATCCATACTTGGAACTAAACGATCTAAATTCCACGCTTTCTCAATGATATCTAAGATGTCATTATTTTGAGGTGGAGTTAGAGTGTCAATTACATATTCACGGTACTCAGCTTTCTTATCCATTGCATTGTAGATACGTGCAACAATAACTTCTTTTGTGTCATCTGCATTTACACCTACATTACTCTTAGCAAATGCAATCAATTGCTCCTTAGTCAAGTTTGCAACTGCTACTTTAGCACGAGCTTCTGCCATTTGAGAGTTTGCAAGTTCTGTAGCTTCTTTCTCTGGCATCATGAATTTATAAGGAGAGTTAGACTTTCCCTTTAATCCATTGCGAAATAATCCACTAAAGTTATATACAAACCACAATAATTCCTTATGCTTACGAGGATCGAAAACAAAATTAGAATCTATTGGCATAGATTTTTGAGAAAAAACTTTACGTCCATCACTTCTAAATTGAGCAGGACCATCGCTATAGCGAATCTCTCTTTGCTCTCCTGTTACAGGATCGATATAATTATGGAACAATAGCATTCCATATTTTGGTTTAGAAAAAACGAAAGGCACTAAGGGATTATTTGTTTGCAATTTTCTTGCAACATCACCATTATGTGTAAGACGTACAGATTTGTTTTTTAACATAAAGTCAGGGAATACTGACTTAAGTTGATTTAGTTCTTCAGTATCTAATGAGAACTTTTCACCATCTATAAATAGCATATGTGTATATTTTTATTTTGTGTTTTTGTGTGTTAAAAGAAAAAAAAGGGAGGGAGAAACTCACCTCCCCTTTTTATATTTAATCTAAAGATTATTCCCCAGTTGGAACAAGTTTAGAGAACTGCTCCAATACGAAGAAGTCAAATCCTAAGTCTGAAGACAAGTAAAGTTTAGCAACGTCACTTGGTCCGATCTTACGAGCAGAAGCACGTCCATCGTCAGTGATTTCCATGAAGCGGCTATATCCGTTCATTTCCTTGTAAACCAACTCGATACGGTTGCGAAGAACACCTTCAGCATCAGCCATCTTGTTCAATGGAATAACCCATCCACGGCGGCGTAAAGCATCGTTATTAACAGCAGCCAAAGTAGTTGGATCTTGCATGAAACGAGCTTGCTTCAACATGAAGTTAAATCCGTCAACAATCAAACCTTGGAATGAAAGAGTACCAGTCAAAGACTCAACATCACTCATGTTTCCACCAAAGAATACATCAGCAACAGCAGAGTTCAATGCGTTTACGTTAGCATTTCCAAAGTAGTTAGTTGAGTTAGCATCTTGGTTGATTTCAGAGTACAACTCTTGAGTTAACCAAGTCAAGAACAAATTGCTAGAGTAACGCTTAGACATTTCAGTAGCAATAGTACGCAAATCATCAACACCGAAAGATCCAGTAGCAGCACCAATCTCAGCAGTGTATCCACGAGAACCAATCTCAGCGTCAAGACCAGAGAAAGTTTGTGGAACAGCAGCATTAGTTTGAGCTTGACCGAAGATCATTGACAAAGCGATTTGCTTGATCAAACGATATTCAGCTTCGTCTTGACCTTCGTAGAAGAAACCGTTCATCTTCTTAGTACGACCATCACCATACTCAACTTCCATGAATTGAGGAGCGTTGGTTTTTTGAGTACCAGTCAACTCATAAGTTTCTTTGAAGATTTGAGTTTGCCAGTTGTACTTAGTCCAGAAAGACTGAGATGAAGTTGGTTGGTCTGAACCTTCAGCCCAAGCAGAACCTACAACGATCAAAGTAACATCACCAGAAACTCCAGTAAGAGATCCTGTTTGAACAGCATCAAGAGTTACAGTGTATACGTTAGATACAGGAGCAGATACAGCAGATACACGAGCCAAAGGAAGAGTTGCTTCGCTAGCAATCATAACTACTTGACCAACTTTAGCATAGATCAAATCAATGTTAGTAGAACCTACAGTCTCAGCAGTAACTTCTACAGTGATTTGGCTAGCACCAGTTGCATCAACAGTACCGTTGATTGGAGCATCGTAGAAACCTTTTTCCCAGTGCCATCCAGTGATGTTTTGAACACCACGCTTCATTCCTAATCCCATCAAAAGTTGGAAGTCAGAAAGACCGTTGTCACCGTACTTATTTTTCAAGGTACGTAAGTAATGTGGAACCAAGAGTCCACTTGTGTATGAAGCGTCAAATAACGATAATAGACCGCCATTTAAACCTTCACCCGAAACAGGAGCAAATGTATTTGCCATTTTTCTTAAGTTTAAAAGTTATGAATCATTTTTATTGTTGTGATTCAAAGTACCTCTGTAGTTGAGACTTCTCAGACTTACCGTCAGGCTTCTCGTGTTTAACTACTTCCGATCCGTTATGGAACTCTCTAAGAGCTGCTTCTTGGGCCTCCCCTCTCACAGCGGTTATTAGAGCTTTATATACATTCTTCGCCTCCAAAGCCTCGGCACGGGTGCGGATGTACATATTTATAGCATCCATATTTTGTTCGGTAGCAGGTAAAGGGTTCGAAGAAATAATTCCCATGACCTCTTGATTAATTTGGTTTCTAGTCTCCTCCGACACCGAAGTCTTTACTTTTAAACCATCAATCTCAATGTCAAGTTCGTTAATCTTTGATGCCTCTGTTACAATCGGCTTCCAATCACTAACTAACTTATTAACACTTTCTTTTTGAGTGTTAATTTGTTCACGCAAAGATGCAATAAAATCTTTATTTTCACCAATGTTTTTTAATTTTTCTTCTACTATAGAGATATTTTTTCCCAATTTCATTTTCATTGTCTTTGGGATATCTTCACTAGAGGCATTAACATAGGTGTTATTCTCTTCTGCAATAGTCTCGCAAATCTCTTCAAAAGTCAAATCTTCTAATAAAGAAGGATCTTTGATTACCTCAGCAAGTGCCATAGTTTGGATAGGAGTTTCACGCATATCAGAGGCTGTTTTTCCAACAAATTTATTGGCAACTTCTAAGTCGTTGATTCCAGTTCCTTTAATAAAGGCATTTAAGTTCGCTAACTTCTCATTTGCAAAAGGAGATTCTAATTGACTAACAAGAGTTTCTCTCTCTGCAATATAAGGCTCAAACTCCTCAAACTTTTTAGCACGCTCTTCAATAGTCATGTACTTCTCTTTGATAGAATCGATAGACTCAAAATCACCAAAGATTGCCTTAAGGTCAGATGCCTTAAACGTAGGCTCTTCAATAGGCGTGTTATCAGCAGGCTCATTGTTTTGAGCTTCATTATTATCTGTAGTATTATTTACTACAGGAGCATTTTCCTGTACATTACTTTGTTCAGGAGATAACCCCAATGCATCAAAGATGCTTGTTGCTTTTACTTCATTTTCCATACGTGTATTATTTGTGTGTGTTTTTTATTTTACTTTTTTCTCATCGATCCTGTAATCTCTGCTCCAGTCTGTTCTTGAAGATATGCCTCTGTCTTAATTTCAGCAATATTACCTTCTGTCTTAGCAGCCTGTAAAGCTTGAGCTTCTTGTATTCTTAATTGAGAGAGTACAGTCTCTTGTTCAATAGTAGCATTTTTCTTAGCTTCGATCTTAGCAATTTCTGCATCCAATTTAGCTTTTTCTAAATCAATCAATGATTGAGATTGTGCCTGTTGGTTTTGAGCAGCCATTTCATCATTATACTTTCTCTTCTTTGCTGACTTGTAATTCAAGTACCATGTAGCCTCTTTAATTCTACCCTTCTCTAACATCTCAATGATCATGGTGTAATCAGCAAGCTCAATCTCAGGCATACCATTACGGCCTACTTTAAGAGCAGTCTCTGCCGCTTCCATGATTTTATATTTTTGAGTTTGGGAAACTTTGTTTGAGAGAGAAAGACCTAATTCATCTAGAGTCATTTCAGCTCCAGTCAACATAGCATCTACAGACGCAGCTCCAAATACACCGCTATAATAATCTCTAGTAGCCTTATCATACCTCATTGTAGTTAAAGCACGTAGGATAATATTCTCAGCTGCTTTAATTTTAATTTGCTCAATAGCTTGTTGCAATGGCCATAGCGCATTGTTAGTAGCCTCAACTTCTAGTTCTGCAATACCAACAAGCTTATCACCTTTAGCAGGAGATCCAGCCATAGTTGGAGTAATACCCGTAATCTGCAATAACTTTTCAACATCGTGTTGATACGCTGTAATCCATTCAGCTAACTGCTTACCTATTCCACCTTCCAACTCTTCAAATGAACGAGAAGTATTTACCTTACCTCCAAGTATTGAAGACTTGTAAAAGAAGTTACCCGTCTGTGAGTAAACTTGAACAAGGTCAAATGGAGTGTACATAGTACCTGCAATACTATTAATATTTAATGCTCCAATATCAATTGCAATACCTTTAGGAGCAGCTGCTAATTTAGCGGCCTGTAACTTAAGGTGATTGATTTGCATTGAGTCATAAATAGGCATTGCAGTCTCTGTGATAGACTTGCCAGGGATTCTTAGGAAACGGTAAGAGAGTTGTGGCTTTTGCTTATTAACTCTCTTCATGTTCTTCTGCTTACCACCTACAGTAATATTCGCACCTGGCAAGAAGTATCCTTCATATATAAAATGACCGTCAATGACTACCGTTTTCTTTTTCTCTGTGTTTACAACATCACCAAACATATCCTTATAGAACTGCACGCTTCCATCTCTATTTCTCTTCTTGAAGTAATTACTGTCCTTAGAGATGTATTCAAACTCAAGAACGTCTACAAAGAAGTCATCATAACGCATACGGTCTGTAATAGTGTCACGTTGAGCATACCAAGACCAACCGTATCTATCATTAGCGTAAACAGTGTCGTAGGACCATTTAGCAATCTTTGAAACAAGACCTTCGGTCTCGTCATCTGAGTATCCGTTTTGAAGAAGAATTTTACGTACCTCTGGCAAACTGTATTTTTGGAAGTGACCTGCAAACGGACTGTTGTCCCCTTGGCTCTCATCTGTCCAAGCGCAAACAAATTTAGTGACATCAATATACTTAACCTTTGCCATTCCTGTGTCAGGATCAGTATAATCTTTAACAACTACAAAACCGTAGTTCATAGCATCATCCTTAAGCTGACGCTCAATCTTTGTCCAGTCACTATTTTTAAATCCAAACTCAGCAAGCTTCTCAATGCCGATCTCAAAGTTCAATTTAAAACCACCAAGAGTTTCATATAACTCTAATTCTGTAATGTTTTCAGGAACAAATTCATTTTCAGAGATTTGAGGCTTACCTATTTTTCTTAAGATTGGATCTAACTTACTCTTAATATATAATTGATACTTCTTCAATGCTCTTTGATTGCGAGCATCAGGATTAATAGAGTCTACTTGTATTCTTTGATTCTCTGTACCTAACACAGACATGATAATTCTCTTGATCTCAGGAGCCATAGAGAATGGAGTAAAGTCAATATTTGCATATCCTTTACGTCTGCTTCGTGCATTAGCGTTATTAAAATTAGAGTTACCCTTAGATTTCTCATCTCCACGAGTAGCCCACATATCGATATACTTCTGAGGGCTTTGTCTTCCTTCAGAGTAGTTTCTTATTTCAAATAAACGAGCAAGGTCATTACGACTGTAGTACGTTTTGTTATTTTCATAACGATAAAAAATGGCACGGCCAACTTGAGATAACCAGTTGTTATTCTTTTTTTTAGGATCGATATCATCCTTAGGCCACAGTACAGTATATTCGTTCATATTTTAATAATCAAAAGTAATCAAAAGTACCAAATAATTCACCATCAATTTTAGAAGCTTCTTCATTCATTTCTACAAATTTAGGGTATAATGACTTACTTCCCAAAAGTGCATAGCCTCCTGCTGTAAATAAATCGTACTTTGTCATCTCTGCTCTCCCATCAATATTTGCCGTTTCTTCTAAAATTTCAATATGATTCTCATACTCACATCCATCTTTCAAGTACTGTTCCCACGTGTCAAAGATATCCTGTTTTGCTGAGTTGTTAGATCCATCTGTGGTAATTCTACCAGGCAATGGCTTCTTTTCCCCCTGCTCATTCATATCATACAGTAAGTACCCACTAAGCTTCCACTCTAAGAAATGTTCATAGAGGTGAGTGATGTTCATCTCAGGATACAACATAGCCCCGTAAAATACACAAGCCTTTGCCATATCGTCAGCATACTCCTCTCTGCTTACATCTCTTTGTTTGTAAGTGAGTACAAATTTATCACTATTCCATTGACTACGCAATTTTATTTCACTACCATTATCACCATCGATAGACATATCTCTTTTATAGAACATAGCTCCTGCGTGATAAGACTTCTTCTTTCCGCTTACTTCATGCGTTTCGTATTTCGCTGGATCGGCTCCTAATACATACCTATTCATTACATTCCAAGATGGTCTCCACGATTCTGTTTCAGGATCCCATTCCTTTAGATTCCTTAATCCATGAGGAGGAAGGTGAGAGATAATAAACTTGCCCTCATCTGATTCTTTAAGAATACCACGAGATCCTCTGCCTGACTCCCACTCGAAATTGTATCTTCTTGTAAGATGAGGCTGGAATGTCAACTCACTAATTCTACTCCTAATTTTCAATA